TATTTTCTGAGTTCCAACATGACATTTCTCCTTGTAAGCGCACCATTTGCATTGAAACCAATTTGGATCGTTTGAGAGGCGTGCAAGGGGAACCTTGGCATCCAAGATGCGTTTGGCCTTATCTTGTATTGCCTCGAAATCTTCGCGGTTAAACTCAGTTCTCACTGATTCCCAATCGCGACCGCCGGGAATGCATACCGTAAGGTAATGGCGGTTTAATCCAGAGTAACCCATATAAGCCTGAGCTTGCGCGTAGTAGACTGAATCCCATTGTTTGAGCGTTTGTTTTTCTCCAATGTCGGCTTTGAGTTGTTTGAAGTTTGCAAACTTTTTTAGATTAGTGCATTTGGCTTCCCAGATGTGCCACGTTTTCGGAGCCTGCACCAATCCAAGAATGTAACCATCGGCGTGCCCGCGAAATTTTCCATCGAAATCCTCGAAAGCAAACTGGTTTCCGTCTTCATCGTGCGTATGCAATTCGATGCCCGGAGTTGCTTTCAATCTTTCCGCAAGCAAGGCTTCTGAGCGGTGGCCGTCTTCAAAGCGCATGATGGTTGCGGCGTTGAATTTTTCTTTAATTGGATCGTGATACGAATACCAAGTTTTTCTTTCGCAAGCATCGCCAATTGACGACATACCGAGGTAATCGCGGCGGGGCATGGCATGATGCATTTCCTCGATTTTTTTTTCGGCTAATGAGAGGGTTGGGCAGTGTGGCGTTTCGCGTGGTATTGCAACCATAATTATCTCCCAGTGAAAAAGGAGGGGCCGATCCTAAGACCGGCCCCCAGAGACTAATTACGACGCCACGGAGGAGTGGCCGACGCAGCCGGACGGGTGGCGGCGGCCATTGCAGCCGCTGGTGCGGTTTGCTGTGCGGCGGTATTCATCACGGGTGCCGTCGCTTGCTGTGCCCCGGCCCTACTTGGCAATGACTTGTAACCCTTCACTTCGTTCTGAGCATCGCGATCAACGCCCTGCCTGTCCTTACCGGCGGGCTTGACCTTGAGGGAGACAATCAAAGGCTTGAAGTGCAGTTGTTCAGAATCCTCCACCACCATTTGATTGACCGCACGGCAGATTGCACTGAACGTGCTACGCGCAATCTCTACGGCCTGAGAGTTATTGTTGACCAAGTTCAATCGATCATAAATGTGCCGATTGACGTACTGCCCATCACACACAACCATGTCGAGCCATAAATACTTGCCTTGATTATCGCGTGTGTTACGCATTTCAGAATTGATGATCTCGACGGTGTAATCGCCGGGAGGCAGAACCTCGTAAGGGGTTTTGGGTTCGACGGTGTTGGCGTCAAAAGTAAAATCAAGAAGAGCCATGATGATATTTCCTTATTTGGGTTGATTGTAGTACGGAACGGCAGCGGCAAAATCCGACCAGAGCATGGGGATCATGGCTGGCAGATTGTAACGCTGTTTCGCAAGAAAGGCCGGTCGCTCTTCGGTATAAAGGACGCGATCCCCGCCACCGACTGCTCTCGTTACTTTCTTGCCAAATCCTGCGTCTGACTTAACTGTTGAGATGCGGTAGTTGGCGAACAATACAGCGTCCATAGCTTCTTGCAAAAGCGCGCTCGCGCCTTTGTGAAGCTTTGGGCTGTATCGATCATACGGCTCATTGTCAGGCGCATCGAAACGATTGATCTGACTGTGAGCGATGATCAGCACGGTCATTTTCTTGTCGTCGCGAAGGGCGCGAAGCCCTTCGATGACAAGACGCCACTGATCCAGTGCGGCAACGTAGCCGCGACCGTATCCCGGTTGCTCGATGCTGTTCCACCCGTTGTCTTTGCAGGCCTGAGCCCACACAAGATTTTCCAGATGATCGGCGCTATCGAGGACGACCGTTTGATACTGATGATCTTCGCTATAGAGGGAACCAATGGCTTGCATAACCTCGTCCATCGAACGAAGCAAACCAAAGGTCGGGGCGTCGATCAGGCCAAGACCATCTTCGGTTTGAATGAAGATCGGGCTGGGCGCAGACGCGGCAAAACTGGTTTTTCCGACACCGTGGGTGCCGTAAACCATAACGAGAGGTGGAATCAAGCTGACGCCTGATTTGACGTTCTGGAGAGAGATTGTCATTGGGCTTCCTTGTTGAATTTGAAGGTTTCACGACCGACGCCGACCGAGCGAGCGGGGGCAAAGATGGCCTTCAACGATTCCGGCCATGCGTTGTATTTGCTTTCGGGAACGGCGTATTTGATGTTGACGTACTGCTCGACAGGTTCGCCTTGACTGGCGATTATTTCGACCGATTTCTTAAGTTCGGCCTGATCCCAATCAACGTCCTTCGGCAAGTCGGCAACGACCACATAACCATCGGCAGAAAGGCGCACCGTTCCGGTGTCCTTTCCTTGTGCTTTGCGGGCTTCAGCGGCTTGCTTTGAAAAACGCTCGACAAGACCGGCATGAAGGCGGTTGTCGAATAGCTTGGTGTCGGCTTTTAACGCACTCAATTCTTCGCACAGCATTGCAAGTTCTTCGGGCGAGAGATTCGCGATCTCATTCACCTGCATCTTGCGTAGCTGCTCCAGTGTGATGCGGTTTTCCATCATTTCCTCAGTTGGGGGTTGGTCCGGCGACGTTAAGACGCGCCCTTGCCGGATGGCGGGCGGGAATAAAGGTTCCTTGAGATTGTGGAGCGATTTCATCATAATCCAATACATGGCAATAAGTCGCCTTGGGCGACAGCCGTTGATCGTTATCCAACTGGATGGTAATTGCAAGGGGCTTTTATGCGTTTCATTTTGACATTGTCGATGCCAAGCTTTTCAAACAACTTGGTGCATCAGGTAATTTGTGATCATTCCTCGGAATCTTTGTCTGAATTTACCGAAGTCATCAATGATTCCGATTTCATCATTGTTGATCAATTCTATAACGTAAAAAACGAAGAAACTGGTGAACGTCACTGGGAACACAAAGGCGCCATTACGATAAACACATCGCTAATTGGCAAAGTGCAGATTTATGTTGAAAAGAATCATTCAGCCGAAGCGTTCCGCCGGGAAACAACTCTGACGATGAGAGGCTCTAGGCGGTAGGAATAGGATTACCGGTCGATGAACCGATCCTGTATCCATCTGTCGGTTCGATGCCGTGATATTTCCCCGCTCCACGCTTCTGCAAATGATAATCGCAGATTTCATCCGGCGTTTTACCGGCTGCAAGCATATCGACTGCCTCTTGATCCATTTTGCATTTTGGGCACATTCCACATTTCTGGAATACGCCGCCCGCATCCACCGGCCAAAGGCAAGCCATGGTGAGATTGAGTAATTCTTTGGGCATTTCGTTGATGGCGTGAGCGCGGCTTTTGCCATCTTCCCGTAGCGGGAAACGCAAGTGATCACTTTTTAGAAGTGACTTGTACCAAGCAATTTTTTCATTTTCGTCTGGCCGACCGCCGTTGTCGGTTCCACGACCGATCCAAAATTCATCAAACGATTCTTTTGCAACTGTCCGTAAAAGTGTCGGCATCAGCCATTCTTTTGGCAAGATAGGTTCGCAAGGGATAATTTTAAATTCAAATGTCCGCGTATTGTTTGCAAGCCAATTTACAACACGCGTGATGTTTTGAAGTTCCGCATCTTGATTGATCAAAATACGCTTGTAGCGAACGTCGGATCGGCAATCTAAATAAACAGCCGTCATATCGTGCGCCGTCATGGTCAGCGCCCGCCAAAGCATGAAGGTGCTGTCAACGCCGCCTGAGAAGCCAATTAAAATTTTAGACATACATCACCATGAAATAATAATTTGCCCGCGAGCGCCATTTGAGCCGGTGCCGGCCCAATCGCCACCGCCACCGCCACCTAAGACAGAGCCTGCTTGGGAGCTGCCGTTGCTACCATATCCGCCCGCTCCACCATCAGGTGATCCACCAGTGCCGCCAATCGAATCTCCAGATAATCCGGTGTATGCGGCCCCGCCGTTTCCTGCACTGCCAGCGCCGCCGCCGCCGCCGCCGGCTGTCGGGCCCGGGTGGCCTTTGCTGGTGCCACGGCCATCGGAAGAATTACCGCCAGTGTAACCGCTCGCTCCAGATGGCCCATAAGTGCCACCGGGCTGCGCTCCAGTATCGCCAGATGTTCCGCCTGTAGCGTAACAGCCGTCAACAATATTGGTCGGCTGTGCGTTAGAAGTTTTATTTACCCAGCTATTGTCGCCGCTGGTTCCAATGCCACTGCCACCTGCCCCGCCGTTTGCGACGTTGTAATAAATTGTTTCAACCGAATAGACAGAGATTGTAGTTGTCGCATATCCGCCGCCACCGCCACCGGGTGCAGTAGAGCTTGCTCCACCACTACCACCACCTCCGCCGCCCCAAGCCTTGATGGTGAGCGTATTGACACCAAACGGAACCGAGAACGTACCCGCCCCCGGCGTGGTCAGCGTGACCGATCCACTGGGTGGCACCCCCGTGCCGCCGAGAAGGATATTATATTGGTTC